CTGCAAGTAGAATTCTCAAAGGTCTACTCGATAACTCAGCTGCAGAATTACTTCCAACCAAGGTGATATACCCGCCAACGAATTCTTTTTGTAGTTTGGTATCTCTCCCGTCAACTTTGTTCAGTATTTTGTTTTTAAGTTGTGGAGTACTCTGTATCATGTCATCCAGTCTTGTACTAGAAAAATCTTCTGCTAAATCTTTAGTCGGCAAAAGATACATGATAGGAGCTGGGTCATAGTCGGCATAATAGCCAAATACATTCAATAAAATTTCAGTCTTAGATAACTGAGCTCCATACATCATCACAATTTTAGATGTTTTTTTATCAGAAATAGCTTTCATTACTTCTCTTTGAAATGGTACTCTGTCAGTTTTCCATCGCCCAGGTTCTGCTGATGTCTTAGAACTTAAAATTCTGTAAGTATCTGCCCAAGTGTCTATAGTTAACTTAGGTGGTGGTTTCAGAGTTTGGAATATGTCGGCAAATAGGCTAATTGTTTTTCTTAGACTTGGATTTTCTATTAGATCCTTTTCCTTTGCTTTTTTCATCTTCCACCTCTTCTTCATCTTCCAAAATTATGTTTTTATTTTTAAATAGTTCTGGACTATATTCACTTAATTCTAGCAAAACATCTTCTATAGAACTCAAAACTATATCCTGGATATCTCCAAGATTATCACAACCCACAACCAAAGGTGCTATTTTGTTAGGTACTGCTAACAATTTTCCCTTTAAATTTGTGAGCATAACTGTCATAACTTTTCTGACTATGTCAGCTGAGTGCAGTTCATTTTTCAATTCTGATATTTTTATAGCTTTCAATTCTATATCTTTAGCTATTTTTTCTGTTTCTTTTTTGAGTTTAACCTCTTTTAAATCTACATCTGCTGAACTAGATTCTCTTAAAAATTCTATAAAGCCTTTAATACTTTCAATCAACAAATATTTTCCTCTAGTTCCGCTTTTCTTAACAACTTCATCCTTTGCAAGCATACGGACATATCTATCTGTAACTCCAAATATTTCCGCAAGTTCAGGACTACTAACTAAATTATCTTTTATGTTCATTTTTAACCCCTTTCGGAACGGAAATGAATAAATTTTTTCTTCATACGCAGATGAAGCTCGGGATTCGCGAGACCCGCTTGACTTTTTTATATTCTGAAAGAACCTATTTCACCAATTGCTGCTTGTTATAATCTTTCAGTATGTTCTATTTTAGAGCTTTTAAAACTTTTATATTTTTAATTTGGCGGAGAGTACAGGACTCGAACCTGTAAGTCCATCAGGACAACAGCTTAGCAGACTGCTCATTTACCATTAATGTAACTCTCCAGTCGAAGGTAGCAATAACTACCTTTGTGCACTTTGACTCGCATTTTTGTTTATAGCCGATATAATGCTGAAAGTGGGCTAATCAATAAAAAACTCCCACATAGGAACGTATCCTGTACATTTAAGTACTGTGAGAGTGTTGACATCTAAATGGCGTGCATATTGGATTCTCACCAATGAAAGACATTCGCGTCTAGCCAGGGTATTAGCCCGATGCACCATAATTGGCAGAGGCTTTTTTAGAGTAGAGCCTCAATAACTACAATACATACATTAAAAATTAAGGAATATTCTATGAATCCGTTAATCTCAATTTCTACATGCTACCATACTAACACATTTTTTCTAACCTTTCCATCCCCACTTTTTTACCGGTTTTTTACCAGTTTTTTACCTGTATTAAATTTTGAGTCTTAAAATGAAACTCTAAACGTGGGAAAATTCTATTTCTTTTTTGATAAACTGTCTTTACTGATATGTCAAGTTTTTCAGCTATTTTCTCATAATCTACTTTATCTTTTTTGAAATGATTATCTAAAAAACCTATTTGAATTAAATCATAATCTTCATGGTCTTTTACCATTTCTAATGCACTATCTATTCTAAATATCATTTCTTCATACATCTTAATGTCTTTAGATATTCTTATTTTAAGGTCTTCTATTCTCTCATATTCTGATTTTATTTCAGAATATCCTTTCCCAGAAATTTTATCCATACAATATTTGTTTAGAATTTTAGGATCGTTAAGACATTCAATATTGTTTTTAATTTTATTCTTATACTTAGAATAACTGATTAACACTGTTTCTATCGCTTTAAAAACAATCTTTTGCTCCTGTGTTGCCATTATTTCACCTCATTCTATTATTTCTAATTGATTATAAATGTCACTAGGGATATTCCCCTTCCATTGAAAACTATTTTTTAAAATATATTCATTGTAAGCAACAGCTGTCCTATTTGCTCTTATTTTAGCTTGTGTTGCGAGTTCTACATCTGTATTTTTATAAGCTTCATAAGTTAATTTATCTGATTTATATGTTGCAATCATTGCTCTAGCAGTATCTTCAACCTTTTTTAATCTTTCATAATTTACATTATCGATTGCTTTTTGATATGTGTAATTAACTTTTTCATTAAAAAAACCAAAACCATTCATTAATAGAACTACTATTAATAACCCAATTATTCCAGATATTATCCATCCTATTATTTTCATTTATTCCCCCCCAATTTCATATTTAACTATTGGATTTTCAACTTTCATAGGTATATCACTATATAAGTATGTTCCTGTCCATTCTATGTATTTTCCATCATTTGTAAAAAAGAATATTCCCATATTATCATTCTCACCGTAGCTTCCATCTACATCTGGTAGCCAATCATTATAAGTACCACTTGAGTAATATTCGCTATCTGGAGTTAAAAAACTATTTAAGCTAGATACTTTCCCATCTACTGTGAATGAACCTACTATTCCTCCATTTTCAGTAAATAAAACTATGTACCCAAATGGTTTTACGACAGGACACGGTAAATTAACTGCTTTTTCTCTTTGACCATTTACCCAATAAGTTCTACGAATTAAATTATATCTTTCTAAACTATAATCTATATCATTTGGAGTAGGTTGATTTTCTGCTAACTTACTTCCCAATCTTGCAGTTGATTGAATATCTACAGCAGTCCCCATTTCTTCACAACCTACAAATAACATAATTAAACATAATATTATTAATATTTTTTTCATCTTACATCTCTCCTTTATATACTTTTCCACAAAAAATACCCTACTATTTGCACAACAAATCCTAGTAATATGTAGAAGTTAATTCTATCTACATCTTTTTTAATTTCATTTTCGTTCATTGTATATATTATTCCAACTAATCCAATAACCCCAAAATAAAGCATAAAAATAATTATTATTACTCTCACATAAATTTCCATCATCTCACCTCAGTTATTATATTATCTATAATTTTTAAGTTTATACCTCCTAAAGCATACACCTCTTGCATATACTTAGAAAATTCAATTTTCTTTTCTTCTATTTCATCATCTGTCATAACTTTTTCTTTAAATATATGGCTATTGATAATTCTTACTTGGTTTCCATCTTTTACTCTTAATTCTTGTAAATACTCAACCATCAATCCCACTCCTTTCCTAGCTCAATAGAATAATCTACCTCAAAATCATCATCACTTTCTTCTGCTATTAATCTTTTTACCCATTCTAATGCCTCTATTTTGCATTTAGTTTTATTATATTCTTCTGCTTCAAGAAAAACAGTATTGTTATAATCTAATTCAAATTGTTTATTTTGAATTTTATAAAATAATTCTGCTTCATCTATCATATTATTCCTCCTTTAGCTTTCAATTTATTTATTATTTCATGTAAATTTGATAGTACTTCTTGTTGTCTATTGCAATCTTCTATAACTTTTTTTAACTTTTCTTTGCAATTCTCTGTCATCTTATCTAAATCTTTAGATGTATCTTCGATTAAGTCATCTGATTTTTTCTTATACTTCCTATTCTTATAGCTTTCTAATTTCTCAATATGCTTCTCAAAGTCTTGCTCAGTTAATCCAGTTACTAACAAGAGATTTACTGTAGCAGTTACTAAGTCTAAAGCTTCAGCTTTAAAATTATCGATGTTTTTAATTGTTGTAAAAGTGCTAGTTTCTCTAACTTCTGCCAATAACTCTTTAAATTCTTCTTTAACCTTGCCTAGCTGTGCTGCTTCGTTTGCATAAGCTATTGCTTTATAGTTCATTAGCTTATTTAAGTCTATTTCCATTGTCTCACTTCCTTATTTGGTTTTCTAATCTTTCCACCAACTTTTAATAGTTGATTTTCATACGAATTAATCAGCAATTTTATTATTTCTCTACTTTCAAAAGATGTAACATTAGTTTCTTCAATCAAATTTCCATCCTCATCATATAAAAGAAATTCGCTATATATGTCATTATTATCTGTATTTTCTCTAATAGTCTTGGCTCTATACAAACCTTTTAAAACTTGATGATATAACTTTCTAAGCTCTTTATTTGCTAAATCATTCATTATCTCACTCCTAATAATTCTGAGTTTTCATAAATATTCCCTAATATTTCTATATCTTCTTTATAGTAATTCATTCCTAATACTGCTAATGGCTTAGATTTAACATATTCAACAACAAAAGCTCCCCATTCATCATAATATTTAACTACTCCTATTCCGTGATTAGCTCTAAGTTTTACTATATCTCCCTCATAAATTTCTTTTCCGTTTTTATCTTTTAATCCTGTATATTGCATAAGTTCAACATTATTAAATTTATCGTGTCTTATATTTAATAAATGTCCAATTTTTTCAAGTAAATAAGTTACCTTTTTAGTTACATAATTAATTAATACGACTTCAAATATTGCTTTTCTATCTTTTACCCAAGCTCTAAATTTAATCTCTCTCATCTTCTTCCTCCCAAGTTGCTATTTTTTCAATCTTTTTATCTCTATTTCTACAGTCTATGCATTCAACAAAATCTTCTCTAACTAACTGCATTGTATGTTGATGGTATTCTACAATTTCGATACTATCAAAATCAGCTTCCATATATCCACGAAACCAAATATTAAATCTTGCACAACCACATTTTTTACACTTCCACATTTTCTCCTCCTAATCCCATTTATTAAAAAACCATTGTACGATTATAGCCCATATTATTGTAATTCCTGTTACTACTAACGCCGCAATAGGAATTAACAATAAAAGCATTATTATTTTTTTTAATATCATCTTAGTCTCCTATTTTGCTATTTTTTGTAATTGAAGATGCTAATATTTTGTAACAATCTTTGCATACTAAATAAACTATATCCCCATTCAAAAAATTAAAAGTTAATTTTTCTCTTATCCACTTAGTATTTTTGTGACTACAATTTATTTGTTTTATTTTCATTTTATTTTCCACAATCCCTTGTCAATCATATATTTTCTTGGATTGTCATCTAATACTACTCCACAATCAGCACATATAACTTTAAGTTCATCTTCTTTTTTTGAAGTAAACGGATAAATTGTTCCTGCCAAAGTTGCTTTTTCATGTCTACAGCCGTTTTTTGAATGTTTATTATTTTCGATTTTATTCTCTCTCACTTTAGCCCAAAAATCTTTATATTCTTTAGATTCTAAAACTTGCTTAGCTTCGTCAGAAAATAAAAAATAATTCCCTAAATCATATCTTTCATTATCTAAATCATTTCCATAGTCCTGAGTTTTCTCAACTCTTGAATTGTTTATATAAAAATATATTCCTTTAAATTTTCTCATTGGCTTCCTCCTTGAAATAATAGCTAAAACTAAAGCAGCAAATAATTCTTTATCATCAGCATGCACCAGCTTCCTCCAGTCTTATGACACTGTCATCAATTTCTCTCAACCACATAGTTTTAAAATCTTCAAAAGTCTTAAATACATCTGTAATCATAGATTTTAAAACTACTCCTATCATATTTCTTTTATGTGAATTAACAGTTCCAAGCATCATAATTACAAAAAATATAGTCCTAAGAAGTTCTAAGTTATCTCCAGTTTCTTTGTACCCATAAGCTACAAATACCTCATTCAAGACTTTCAAAATTTCTTTTTCTGCGTTGTAGTTTATATTTTTTCTGTATTTATCTACGATTTTATCTGATGCTTTTATAGTCCTAGTTAGTACAGTTTTGTAATCTCTATTTAAAACCATATCTTCCTTGTCCCATAACTCCCTATTAATTTTCAAGTATTTATTAATTAAGTACATCAATGTAATTCCTTGCATATCTCCATCTTTGTGTACAACTCTTATTTTTCTCATATGCATCACTTCTTATTTGCTTCTTTAACTTTCTTAATTCTAACTTTCAAACTCTCAACAAGTGCATCTTGTACATCTCCTTTGTTTTGTAAAGCTTCCATTACGTCTTCATCTCTAGTTTCTTTACAAACCAAATGGTGAATTATTACTTTTTCTGTCTGCCCTTGTCTGTGTAGTCTTTTGTTAGCCTGCTGATATAATTCCAAGCTCCAGTTAAGTCCAAACCATATCACATGATTACCTCCAGCTTGTAAGTTAAGTCCATAAGCCGCACTTGCTGGGTGGGCTAGTAGTATATCAATTTCTCCCTTGTTCCAATCTAGTTGGTCTTGTGGAGTTTTCAAAAGTCTTATTCTTAATTTCGAGTCTTTCAAAGCTTCAATTATTCTGTCCTTGTCATGTTGGAAATTATAGAATACTAGTGCAGGTTTCCCATTTAACTGTTCTATCAGCTCTAAAAATCTTTCAATCTTACAGTCATGGACTTCAAAGACTTTTCTATTCTCATCATAGATAGCTCCATTCGCTAACTGAAGTAACTTGTTAGAAAGTGCCGCTGCATTTGCAACTGTAATTTCAGTGTCTTCAAGTTCAAGTATGGCTTTTTTCTCAAGCTCATCATAAGACTTCTTAGCCTTGCTATCTAAAACTATTGGTACTTGTTCATAGATTATGTCAGGGAGTTCTAGGTAATCTTCTGCTTTCATGGATATACAAATGTCAGATATCTTTTCATGAATGGCTTCATTGGATCCTTCTTTGGCATCATAATTAAAAATTACAGTTCTGTTCCTTTGTCCTGGTTCAAAATATCTTTCTCTAAATTTCCCAATAGTCTTTTCTAATCTTTCTCCCTGATCCAGTAGATACAATTGAGCCCACAAGTCTATCAAACCATTAGGTGCGGGTGTACCTGTAAGTCCAACTATTCTGTTTATTTTATTTCTAATAACTTTCAGACTTTTAAATCTTTTAGATTGATGATTTTTAAAACTAGACCACTCATCAAGTACCACCATATCGAATGGCCATGCATTCTTATAATAATCAACTAACCAAGTTACATTCTCTCTATTTATGACATAAATATCTGCTGTTTTTGCAAGTGCCTTTATACGCTTCTGTAGACCCCCTAAAACAAGAGATGTTTTTAGTAAGGATAAATGATCCCATTTAGCTATCTCATCTGTCCAGGTAGCCTCTGCGACTTTTTTCGGGGCTATTATTAATACCTTTCCTACTTCAAATCTATTAAATTTTAAATCTACTATTGCCGATAAGGTTATGATGGTTTTTCCTAAACCCATATCTAGCATAAGCCCTAACTTATCATCGCTAATCATTCTATCAATACAGTATTTTTGGTATTCATGCGGTATAAACTTCATTTAGGCATCACCTCCTCAATAAATTCATCTACTTCTTGAAATGAAGCTATAACTCTTACCCCACAATTTAAGTTTTCTAATTTTTGTATAAAATTCTTCTGTAGTGGGGATAAATTATCCCTTTTTCCTTCTGCTTTCAGTTCCACAAAATAGATATCTCCTCCAGGAACTATAACTATTCTGTCAGGTACTCCTGCATTTCCTGGAGAAGTCCACTTCATACACAAGCCTTTTTTATTTTTTACACTTTTAACTAAATATGCTTCAATTTCGCTTTCACTTTTTTTCATGAATTTTCTCCAATCTCAAATGTAACATTCTCACCCTTTTTTCCTTATAGATATATATAAATATAGGATTTATAGATTTTATAGACCGTAAATACACTTTAATTTCTTTATTTTTATATATTAATATAGAAAAGAATGTTACAATGTTACAAATATATAATAATGCTAATAATACCAATGTTTTTTTATGTAACATTCTATGTAACATTCTATGTAACAATAAAAAAGAATGTTACAAGTCTTTCTTATAGAATGTTACATTTTTAAGAATGTTACATCTCAAATGTTACAAAAATTTTAAGATTCTATTTTTCTTTTATATCCTCTTTGAACTCCATATTTTCCAAACCTTGATGCTTGTTTTACTTTTTCCCATTGAAATAGGGTAGATAAAATCTTATTGATTTCAACACTATCACTCTTTTTTAGATATCTAATATCCATTTTTAAGGCTTCTTCCCATATTTCAGCAGCACAAACTCTATCTCTTAAGATTAGATCTCTTTCATCAAATTGCTTACTCATCGTTTCATACTCATTTAGATATGTTCTTCTACTAAACAAGTCCATACTGTCCCAAGTATTTGGGATTTTCTTATCTAAGTAATCCAGGATAATTCCTTTGTAAACATTATCTTCAGAATGTGAATCTTGCTCTTTCACAGCTATTTCTAATGCTTCTTTTGATAGAACTAAACTATAAGATTTATCTTTTGCAAGTTCACAAGCCTCAGCCCATATCTGATCTAACTCATCTTTCAAGTCATCAAAGATAGATTTTTTAGGTTTTAATATAAAACAATCTATTGGCCAAAATCTTCTATTCCCTGTTTCATCTCTTAAAAAGTTAGTATCATTTGCAGTTCCAAAGAAAGCACATCTTCTTGGATATTTTTGGGCTCTACGCCCATACGATGCTCTAAAGACATCATCAGTTCTACTTAAGAAGTTTTTTACCAAATTCATTTCAGATTTTCTTAATGAACTAAGTTCTCCCATTTCTAGAATCCAACTTCCTTGGATTAACTCGCAAGCGTCTTTACCCTCCACATTAACTAAACTATCGTTATACCATTCCATGCCTAAAATTTTTAAAAATGTACTCTTACCTACACCTTGTGGACCTATTAAGATAGGCATGTTATCCCATTTAATACCCCCATAAATAGCTCTTTTAGTTGCAGCTACTAAAGATTTTTCAGAAACTTCTCTAGTATAAACATTATCTTCACAACCTAGGTAATCTATAAATAAAGTTTCTAGTCTTTTTTCTCCATCCCATAAAGTTGATTGAATTCTAGTAGCAACCTTATTTTCTGCATTTTCTTCTGCGATTAGATTAACTCCATCTATAATTTTATTTGTAGACGTGATTCCATAAGTACTCTCTAAATACCATCTAAGACCTGCATCGTCTGTATCAGTCCATAATCTGTCATCAGCTTCAAATTTTCTATCCCAAGGCACATCTTTTCTTACAAGTATTCTCGAAGAGAAAATATCCTTGAAGATTTTAAATTTTAATTCTCTATCTTTTCTTAAAATCAGCATTATATTAGCAAGAGAATTAAGTACTTTAGAACTATCTTTAGCATTATATACAAGATCTTCTGTCCAGCTATTATCTTCTTCAACTAATACACCCTCAACGGCATCTACATCAGGATTATTAGAGACTGAGAACTCAGCTATTGCTTTTTGCCTTCTCTCTTTAAGTAAATCTGAATTAACTGGAGTTTTAGCGAATACCCATTCTTTCATGGCTAGCCAAGAAGGTAGTTTGGCTACAGGAGTTTTAATATCTGCTTGGATATCCAAATGACCGAATTTATGTAATCTTACTAAGTCAAAAGCATTTACTAATTTTTGACTACAAGGGTCAGTAGCATGGTGAGAATATAAGAAAAGTCCATCTTGATATACAATAGCTCCAGCAGTAGTACTTCCGCCCACAAAAGTCAATCTATCAGATATATCACAAGGCTCATAAGTTCCTGGTAAAAACTCATCTATTGCTTGGTAGATATTAAACCTTCTACAAAAAGCCCCTACCATACCCTCTTTTTCTAAAGGGTTTTCTTGTTGCTTCAACAAAGTTAAATGATGTTTTTGGGCATCTGGAACTTCTGGCCATGTTGTCACATCTCTCCAATCAGCATACATGTTAAGGACTGCCTTACCATCTAGCATAGGCTTGTCAGCATAGGTAAAAACATAATCACTATCAGTAGAATGGCTTGGCCAATACATTAACCTAACAGCTTGAAAGGTAGTAGGATCACAATAACGCAATCCTATAGACTCTGCTACCTTTCTCGCTATCGGTTCATACTCATCAGCAGACACGTCTTCAGCTAATGGCAAAATAACTCTTATTCTTGGTTTAGTAGTTTGGTGCTTACGAGTGCTGTACACTGCATAAGCACACCCTAAACTATTAAGAGTTTTTATAATCTTAGTGTCATCTTCATAGGCTAAGTTATCTAAGTCAAGAGTAATTAAACTTCTGCTTTCGACAGCTTCACTTCTTCTAAGATTACCTTTTAATTTTCCACCAACAAAGCCACCAACATCCTTAATATCATCTTGCTTAGCTTTAGAATAAGATAAGAACTCATCTAGTGTTTCAGCTGTTATTTTAGGTTTTCCTAATCTTTCTACAAATTCAGACCAGGTAATTTCAGTTGTTACCCATTGCTTAGAGTGTCTGTTATTTGCTTCAGATATTATTAATTTTCTCGAGTTCTCCATCTGTTATCTCCTTTTATCCAAGTTCTATTATTTTAGATATGCAGTTAATCGCTCCAGGAATGTTTAAAGCAATTAAATTCCTAAAAGTCTCATTCATTAAAATAGCCTTTTTAGCTGTATAGCCCTCACATATCCCCATTATGATAGTAGTCCAATCTGTTTTTAATTTATCAGCAATGTTCTCTAAAGTATTTTCGTTATCATATTCATCTGCTTCATTCCCTTTTTCTATCCAGGACAAGTACTCAACAGCCTTGTTGTAATCTTCTAATCCGTTTTTCTTTTCTGCACGAACCAGGTACTTAACTACATTCCAAATTCTAGTCCCTAAAGGGTTAGGCATGTTTCTGACAATTGCGTCAGATAGATCCTTACATTCAAAATTACAACCTGGTATCATGTAATGCTTTGGTGAGTGAACATTATCACTAGCAAGCTCTACATTCTTTTCAAAATCCTTTTTTAAATCTGCATCTGGAGCTTCACCGATAGCAATTAGTATTTTCTTTTCAAGAGAAGGACTTTCTATATTAAGTCTCCCATTTTCTACGTATGATAGAAAGCCTTGAGTAACACCTATTTTTTCAGCAAATTCTGTTTGTGATATTTTATTTTCATCTCTAAATTTTTTAATTTTTCTTCCTATATGCATAATTTCCTCCTAATCTTTCATATAATAACTACCAGTAAATCCAGCAGCATTTAATATTAATCCTTTAGCCCAACTTATTTCTTCAGTCATAGTTTTTATAACTTCCTCTAATTCCACAGACTTTGGAACGTCCAGAATTACCTCATCATGAACATGAAATACTATTGGCCAACCTTTATCTTTTACTCTTAACAATGTTTCTGCTAAGCAGTCTCTTGCGATAGCTTGTACGATGTTTTCCGTTAATTTACCGCCATAAGTCGGGATAACTTCCCACTTCTTAGATGTTTGATTAATTCCCATGTAATGCATCTGCATTTGGCCAAACTGGTTTTCTTTTAAGAATGGCTTTGGATAGAAAAGTTTTCTGCCACTTGGTAATTCTATTGTGAAAAAATCTTGACCATAAATAAAATCGTACTCTTTAGCTAACTTTACACATTTAACTATCTGCGGTTCTCCAGTTTCTAAAACTTCAACTGCTGCATTCTCTAATGCATACCACAACTCCACAATTCTTTTAGATGATTTTCTCCATCTGTCTACAATGTCTTTCATTTCTTCATCTGTCAGTCCCATATCAGCTGCACCCATAGCAGTTAAAGCTCCAACACTACCTTGGTATCCTAGTGCAAGTTCTGCGACCTTTCCTTTAGCTCTTAGATGATAGTTTTCTTCTCCTTTTGCTATAGTGTTTATTGGCACTCCAAACATTTGAGATGCAGAGGCTTCATAGATTTTTCCATGAGTTTTAAACACTTCCATTCTCCACTCTTCTCCAGCAAGCCATGCTATTACTCTTGCTTCTATTGCAGAGAAGTCTGACACAACAAAGTGATTACCTTCAGAGGGAATAAATGCTGTTCTGATAAGCTGTGATAAGGTATCAGGTATATTTCCATAAAGCATTTCTAATAGTTCACCATCACCTTTTTTAATAACATCTCTAGCTACATCTAAAGTTTCTATATAGTTACGAGGTAGGTTCTGTACTTGAACTAATCTCCCTGCATATCTTCCTGTTCTGTTAGCTCCATAAAATTGCAATAGTCCTCTTACTCTTTCATCTTTACACATAGCTTCGTCCATAGCTTTATACTTTTTAACAGATGTCTTAGAAAGCTCTTGTCTTATCTCCAAAACTCTTTTTGCTTGCCCATCTTCTAAAGTATCTACCATTTTTTCAACTGTAGCTTTTTGCAAATTCTCAACTTCTTCTCCTGCTTCTTCTAACCAATTTAGTAATTGACTTGTAGAATTGGGATTGTCTAACTTTGTTATCTCTCTTGCTTCTTCTAGTAAATTAGCCCTTGATAATGCGTCTATATACAGAGCACCATTCACTAACTCACTATCAATTCTTACTCCGTATGCATTCATGAATGTATCCAGTACCCAAAGTTTCCATTCCCTGTCAGGGACAGGAAAAGCACTTAATCTTCTGCCTATCTCCATTTCTGTAACTACGTCTTGTATACAGTATTCTTTAAATAGCTCCCATTTTTCTGGAGCATGTTGAGGCAAGTTTCTAGTTCTGTTCCCGTTACTTTTAGTAGGATTACAAGGTATACAGAAGTATCTTATTAAAGCACTACCAGTAGTTAATTTTTTCTTATCTTGTGGTAAACCCATTGCATTACCTATTGCAGCAAGACCTGCAGTATATCCACAATAAAGCCCGTGAACCATAGTACATTGCCATTGTTCTAAAGGAGTTTCTATTCCAGCCATATTCAAACACCACCACTCAAAGACCACATTATAAGCATACTTAATACAAGTTTCATCTTTTAAAAGAGCTAATACTTCTTCAGGAATAGATTCACCTTGTGCAAGGTCTATTATTTTTACATCTTGGCCATCAATAGAATAAGCGAATAGAAGTATCTGAAAATCATCACTCATTGCATATTTATATGCACCTGACTTACCAATGTCTACAGAGCTAAATGTTTCTATATCTATATTTAAAGTTCTCATAATCGCTCCTTTTTTGAAATTGAAAGGCAGTATTAAAACTGCCCTTCTTATGAGTTTTTTATAAAATCGGTTCTCCAGTAACTGGATCTATTTCAACCTCATCAAATTCATTTTCTGCTTTAATTCCTACAGCTGATAGAGGCTCTCCATCCATTAACTTTTGTACATTACCAAGTCCACAACCTATTCCTTTTTTACCACTTACTGCATAAGGGAAAAAGTTCACTGATACTCTCGCATAAATTCCTGAGTATATTTCAGATTGGTTAAGAATTGGTTGAGCTCTTACATCAACTATTCCTGGTTGATAATCAATTTTTGCACTTGCTGTAAACACCCAATGCCCTTTACATTCGGGCCCAAACTCTTGACCATCAGAAGGTCTTACTCCATCTCCATCATATATAGGGATAGTTGGTTTTGGAGGTTTAACTCCATTCCACACACTGCTAATTCCTTTTTCTATCGCAGCATTTATTGCGGCATCAAGTTTCATCTTAGTTTGTACATCAGTTTTTGGAACTAGAATTGTACAACTGTACTTTTCTTCTTGCCCTTTTTCTGCTGCATAAGGTTTAAATAAATGCACATAAC